GGAATGCAGATCTGTAATCTACCATTGTGTTTTCCTCCGTTTTGTTTTCAATTATTGTGATTTCTTCGGTCGATGTTTTTACGACCTCCGCCTCAAGTGCTTTGCGCTCTTCGGCGGCTTCTTCGATTGAGCGCTTCTCCGCTGCCAACGCTTCGGCTTCTGCCTTGAGCGCGTCCGCTCTTTCCTGCGTCAGATCCGGAGACTGCAGCTCAGTGACGATTTCGGACTCTCTGCTGAGAATGTCTTCAAGCATCATTGGTGTTTGCCTCCAATATTTTAAGTATTTCCGCTTTTGTTTCTTCAAGTTTCCGCGCTGCCTCAATCCGGGCGTTTTCTTTCTCAATCTCTCCGTTGACAAAGTTGCGTGCCGAAATGCTCGTTGAATCATTGGCGGGTATAGAAACAGCAGAGACATCATATATCTTGCTGATTCCTGAATAGGTTAAAAGGCGCTTCTTTTTATCGTACTGGTAAGCGTCCGCGGGAACGGCGAAACGCCATGACATCTTTGTCACCATTCCTGCTTTTATTTCTTCGTACATCTGACGGGCTGATTCCGTTCTGCCGAGATCGGCGACGATGTGGAGTCCCTCGTCATCGGGTTCCACAGTCAGCGAGCCGTTCGATGTGCGGGCGTAAACCTTTCCGGCGTGGTCATACTGGAAGATTATGTCGGAGCGGTCGGCGCCTTCAAAGTTTTCTTTCGTAAACTGTTCGTAGATGTCGCCGTCTTCGTCCTTGTAAAGAACATACGGCTCATAGCGGGCGGCATAGCCCTCAACGATAAACTTTTCTTCTTCCTCGTCCTCTTTATCCTCTGCTTCAGCTTCGGCTTCCAGTGCACGAAGGCAGAGCACTTCCATTGAGCGGACTTCGGAATCATCCTTCAGTTTCGTTTTGTTCGTCGGTGTCATCGTTTGACTCCTCCTTATTGTAATTTTCTGTGTATTCTTTGCGGATGTAGAAGTTGTCGCCGTTCTCAATGGGCGACATATTGATTATTTCGCGTGCTTCGTTAGGCGTGAGCAGTCCACGGTCAAATAAAGTCTGAATCATCGTGACCTTCTCGCCCGAGCTGAGGAAGTTGAATCTGTTTGCGGTAAATACCACATTGTTGCCGAACGCAATCTCGTGCTGGTTGAACAGCATATTCGTGTGCTGCAATGAAAGCTCGAGCGCAACCGGTTCAATCTGCGATTCGTAGAACGAGTTGAACTCGTCCGAAGTGTATTTGCCCTGAAGGATTCCTTCGGACACACCGAAATAATCGAACACATTCTCGCGGATCATTGCCATCTGCTTTTCGTCCACGGTAAACTGTTTGCTTTCCATCTGCTTGACATCAGCGTACTTTGAGTCGATGAGAAGAACTTCGGAATCGTTCTCCGCGAAGTTGAGCTTGACGAACCTTTCGCGCTCGGCTTCAACATCAGCAGGGCGGAGCGACTGCGCGAGCTTCGCGAGAATTTTGATATTCGCCGAATTTTTGACGGCGTTGATTATCGCCTGATCCTGCGCGTTCATCATCTGAAGCGTCGCGTTCATCGGTGCGTTATTTTCACCGAACAACTCGTCCTTGTTCTGGAACTGGTTCAGCCGTCCGCACTTCTCAAACTCAATCGCTCCGGTTTCGCCCGTCTGAAATTCGTAAGCGAGCCACAGTTTGCCGTTGAACTTTTTCAGCTGACATTTCTGCGGTGCCAGCGGATAAAGACCGACAATTTTCTGTCTCATATCGTCGTACATCGGCGCGATGAATACATTGTTGTTCACGAAGAGCAGAGTCGCGATTCGATATAGATATTTTTTCGCGTCCATCAGAGGGTTCGGGTTGAACTGAAGCATCCGCTCATACGCGCCGTTGTTGGAGCCGTTGACTATCGGTTTCAGACGCGAGATGCAATTTGCCTTCGCGTGAATTGCCGCCCTCGTCAATTCCATCTCATAGACGCCGCCCGTGAAGGATTTATACACAGGGCTGTATGCGTTGATGAGTTTGAAATACTCGGCTACGCCTTCCTCTATCTTTTCAATTTTTCGTTCTTCTTTCTTTCCAAAAAGAGCCACAGTCTCACTCCTCGTTTAGGTAAATGTATGAGTCTTTGTTATCCATTAAAACTTTGTATGCGATAATTAAAGCGACCGCTCCGTCGATTCGTTTCAACGGAGAGTCGCCCTTAACCGGTTGTACATTGTTATTGACATCGCGCTTCGCGTGAAGGTTCATCAGACACCATTTCATTATAGGATTGTTCTGATAGATGATGTTCTGCGATTGGAACTCCGCTTTGATTTCCTTCATCGGCTCGCTCATTGAAATCACGCCCTGACGGACGGGAACCATTGTGTTCTGCCCGAACTCCATTCGGAACTGTGCAAGGAGTTCGTCGGAAATGTGCCACGGGTCGTATCCGATGTAGAGTGGGAACAAGTCTTCCTGATCGCGCAGCTCGATGAACCAATCCAAGAACACCCGCTTGTCGCATTTGTTTCCGGGACAGAGCCGCAGCTTGCCCTCGCTTGCCCACTGCCGATAGGGAACAAAGTCCCGCTCAACTCTTCCGTCCCGCTCAACTTGTTCTTCGGGAAGCCAGAACATCGAGCGCACTACAATTTCATCAGAGCCGGGCTTTTTACAAATTGCGACAGCTGCGTTCAAATCTATGCTGTCCGCAGCATCGAACCCGCCGATACAATATTTGAAGTGTTCGGTGTTCTCCGCTTCGTTGTTGATTTCCTCAAAGCGGAAATACGCCGCCTCGTTCGTCTGAACAAGGTTGAAATCCTTGACGAGCACGGTCGGCTTGAACGAAGGGTCTGCCTTCGCCTTCGCGACCATCTGTCGAAGATAATCATAACTTTTAATTGTGCCGAGTCCGGGATTCGCTTTTATCCAGCACTCCTCTTTGTCCCATTCCGAGATGTCGTCCAGCTCGTAGATGAACGGCAGGAAATGCGGAGCGTCAACCTTTCCGTCAAGAATATTTGCCGCGTATTGATATTGAGCATCAAAGATTCCGTTGCGAACAAAGCCGTTCGTTGTGATACAAAAAAGCAGAGGTTGAGCGCGGGCGCCCATGCTCTGCTTTATGAGATCGTATATGTCGCGATCTTTTATTGCCGCCAGTTCATCAATGACGGCGCAATGTGTGTCGAGACCGTCGAGACTTGATGAATTGCTGGCGAGCGCTTTGATGAATCCGAAGTTGTATTCAAAATATAAATCGGCTGCACGCTTGCGAATGTGCTTTGAAAGCATCGGTGACTGCTTCACCATTTTGTGGCACGCATTGAAGCCGAGCTTTGCCTGATCCAGCATTGTGGCGATGTTATATATTTGCGGTGCGCCTTCATCATCGCACATCAGCATGTCAATTTCCACCGATGCGCATTCGGTTGTCTTTCCGTTCTTGCGTCCTTCGATGATTAAACATTCGTTATATTTGCGAACACCGTTATCGTCAACGAATCCGAAGAGCGCCTCGAGTCTCGCCTTCTGAAAGAGTTCCAGTTTGAGCGGCGTTCCGAGTTTGCCGGTCGGCTGTTTACAAAACGACTCAATAAAATTAATGTGTCGAAGTGCGAGTTCTTCGTCAAAGTGATATTCGCCCGGCGAATAAATCTGCTCGAGTAAAATCTCACAGATCTTTTTGATTTTCTCACACGCGACAATCTTGCCGGTTAAAACTTGTTTGCAATACTTTTCAAGATCACTCACCGGCTCACCAACTTTTGACCGCCTTTGATATAAGATATAAGTTCGTCATCGGAGGTCGAAACTGTCGCCGATGAGATAATCTCGTTGAGCTGCTTTGTGGTCTGATTAAAAATCTTCATAAGCGACAGATAACTGTCAGCTTCGCCGGTCTTTTTGCGCCCGCTCTGATTCGCGCCGTTCTGATAACCTTCTGTCCATCCGTTCTCGGCTATCTGTTTCTGCAGCGTCTCAAGCTGAGCGTTCTGAAAAACGCATTTTTTGTAGAGAGCGGTTGCTATCTCTTTGGAGCTTTCGGGAAGTTTGGCGATAATTTCCTTTGTTGCCTTAAAATCCATTAAGACACCCCCTTCGTTTTCTATCATCCGCTAAATTCGAGG